TCTATTCCTGAAAAAAGCTTTACACCTTCTTCTCTCAATCCTTTAGTATATTCCTTAGGATCTGTGTAAATATCTGGATAACGTAGATGCTCACCTTTCTTTATCTTAAATCCTTCTTCAGCATTCTTTATTGACTTCATTAATTTTTCTCTGCTAGCACCAAAAGTTGCTAACGTTGTTTCTGGAGGGTCTAACTTTGGATCTATCAACATACCATACCAAGCCATCCCATCTTCAAATCCGAGAAGTCTAAGTCCAAATTCTTTAGCCAGCTCAGCAGCTTTCCTCGCTTCACCTGTGAGTTCAGAGATAGGAATCTGTGAATGTACTTTAGGTCCATCTTCTGTAGGATCTATCTTTCTCCTCCTAATAACATCACCTTTTCTCACTTCAGCTATGTCCAAATCCCTTAACCACCGCGAAGCTTCATCTACAGTCTCCTTCCACTGCATAAAGTCTACACCTGTTAAAAACTCACCTCGGAGTTCCTCAGCACGTTCACTAAGCATACTCATCATCTTACGTATCTGATCTATGTTAACTCTCTTATCACCATGAAAAAACCTATTCCCATCATTGATGAGCTTTTGAACAAAAAGATCTGGGTCACTCTCTATCGATGCAGATCTAACAGGATCATTGTATACCTTCATGTAAGCTACAGTTGTCTCCTTATCCTGATGAAAGGGACTTTTCTCTCCACGCATTTCAGGTAGATCAACTCCTGTCTTACGATCTACTTCAATCACAGGCTCGTTAGAACGTTCTGATTCTGGAAGAGCTTCAGGTTTAGGTTTCTTAGCTTTCTTCTTACCTTTAGCTTTCTTCTTCGGCTCAACTTTAATCGGCTCAGGACCTTGTGCTGGGTAAGTTGCTTTAGGTACTATCTCTACAGACTCTGGTTCTATTTCCATTTCAGTCCGTTCAAAATCCGTATGAACTTTTCCTTTCTCAGCTGCACGCTTAACAAAGTGATTACTTACTGGTAATCTATCTTTATCATACCATTGATCTCCAGATTTAAAATAATAGTTTCCTTTCTTACTAGTAAACTCATACTCAGGCTTGATATCTTCAGAAAGCCTCTCACCAAGTGCAATTTGTATATCTCTTTTCTTCGCTTTCTCAAGCCCAGTGCTAGTAATAGGTCTCATTTTAGCTTTAGCAATTTCCTCAGCTTGCCTTGCTTGTTCTTCATGGATTAAAGAGTCTTCCTCAAACCGCTTTGCAATCTCTGCAGCACGTAACTCAACTTGCTGCTTCTTAGCACCAAGAGCTAACTCCTCAGTCCTACGAAGTATTTCATCAGGGATAGCTTGAACCTTCTGTTCCACCTCAGCTATCTCATTAGCCTCTTTAACAACACTACCAATCTCCTCAGCAAATCTCCCTCTAGATCCACCATGGTAAGCTAAAGCCATAGTCATAAATCCAAGTGCATCGCCAGTAAACTTTAACGCACCTTGAACATTAGGATGGTCTTTGAAAACTTCTAATGTAGATAACTTCTGACCAGCCATTGATGGGACTGTTAAGGGAACTAAAGCTACTTGCAATGCAGTCTGTGCTTCTGGAGTAATCTCACCTAGCATAGCTTTCTTTGCTGGCTCAAAGAACTCCATTGACTTCTGCATTTCCATTGAAGCTGTATCATAAAGATCATTAAGTGTAAGATCTCCAGTCTGTTCCCAGACAGGTTTTAGTGGATTGAAGTTTGTTATAAAAGCATCCATGCTTTGACGTAAGGTTCCACTTGCTGCAGACAGCATCCCAGTTGCAAACCCAGGAAGAGAAAGCAAAAAGTCAAATCCACCTTGAGCTATTCCCAACCAACCTTCAGGTGTAGCTACAGTCTTAGCCAACATCTGAAACGTCCCTGCAATGTCATTAGATATTTTCTCTGGTCTGTAGTAAGGATCACCTCTTTTATTCAGCGGAACTCCATCTTCTCTCCACCCACCTTCTGGCACAGGACCAAAGCCCATCTTTCCTACATGGGATGCAACTTCAGGATTCCACATGAAAGGGATTAAAGGTTGCACTGGAGCACTAACAGCATAAGACCCATAGAAATGTTCAGTAGCTTTTGATTCAACAGTTTTAGGCATTTCAAGTTTTGGAACCTCAGGTTCAACAGTTGGCTCAGATGGCTTATCAAATAAGTCAAGAGCACTTACAGCTTTGACCTTACCCCCAATGCCTTTAGCAATCATTTCCTTAACTATCTTTGCCTTATCCAGATTCTCTAAAAAGCTCTTAGTCTCCGGAAGCCCTCTAGGACCATACTTTTTAACATTATTAGGTCCCATGTTATGAGCTGCTATAGCCTTCTCCCATGAACCTAGTCTATCATAATTCTGTCTTAAGTATTTAGCTATATAATCTATGGAAGCTACTGGATCCTCAGGGTCTACATCAGGATGCTGACTAGGCATTATCTGGCCTATTCCCATAGCCCTTCCACGCTTAGTCTCAGGGCCTATAGCTTTAGGATTAAAGCTACTTTCTAAATGAAACATATTAGGCAGTAATCCTTTAGGAACTTTATACTTCCTTTGTGCAGATTCTATATAACCTTTATAGGGTTCAGACTTTGGTCCATAAGTAAATGAATAAGATAGTTCTTCAGATGAAGAAGTCGACTTTACCTCACTTGTTTCTTTGAATAGATCAAGAGCCGATGGCATATTTAATAGTCTCCGTATCACCTGAAGGCCATTTGACCTTCCAGATTATGTCACGCTTGTTGTCAGAAAAGTTAACACCAACTACAGTTCCACCACCTGCAGCAATTTTACTTTCTATGTAAGCAGCAGCAGCCTTTGGTTTAGCATTTGAATCGTCTGAGAACATATACTGCATTCTTACAGCTGAGCTATTTAAATACTCATTAACATCATCTAACCACTTTGGGTCCTTGAAGTAGATCTGACCTTTAATATCAGCCATAGCTTTCTTCTGTTCAACTTTCTCACCGACAGAGATTCTAGTAGCTCCAGATTTTCTAAGACCAGTTTCCATTTCAAGCATCTCTGGATTTTCTTCTAAGTATTCAAGAAACTTAGCTCGCTCTGGTGCTTCAAACTCATTAATAAAATCTTTATAAGACATAATATCTGAATCACCAGACGTCCTTGCCTGATTAACATAGGCAGCATAGTTCCTACGCTCCATTGGAAGTGATTGCCATTCTCTTAATGTGACAGCTCCTACATCAGGAACCTGAATTGGGAACTGTCTATCAAGTGGCTCACCTTGTATTATATCTTGCACCTGAGCCATTTTAAGAATAGTATCAACATCACTTTCCATTTTCCTCTGCTTAAGCTGCTCTATATTCAAAGCACCGCTTAGTGCATTAGATACGTCCTGTGGAGTCAAGCCAGCTAGATCGGCCGCTGATAGGCCTAGCTGACTAGGAGAAGGGTTTAAGAAATCTAAAAACCCTCCTTTCTTTGCTTCTGGTAAGTTAGGCATTCCAGGCACTTGTACGTTAGGTGTTTGTACTCCTGATAAGCCAGATGAGAGAAGATTTGGCGAGCTACCTTGTGGAGCTCCCATACCTCCTTCTTTGTTTTCAAAGACACTTGGCGCTAGAGTCATGTTTAAACCTTTGTTATTAACACTCATCTTCGAGTCACCAAGTTTTCCAGCAAGCATCTGTCTAAAGACAGATATTAATTCATTCTGATGCTTAGATTTAAAACCTGACTGAACTAACTGATTCAAGTTCTGTGTCCAAGGTTGTTCATTAAGCCCTGCACCAGCAGCTGAAAGCGCTTGCATTAAAAAATCAGTATTTATAGGCATTTTCTTACTCCTTTCAAGTCTGTTCAAAAATCGTACATACTAAAATAATGAAGCAGCAAGGCCAAGTGCACCACCTATTACAGCCCCAACAGGATTACCACTGCTTGCCATATACCCAGCTGCAGCTCCACTCATAGCACCACCTACAGCTTTTTGCATCGTGCTAGGTTCATTTTTATCTGCAGTAGCTGCTGCACCTGTCAAGGCACCAAGCATTGCTCTAGCATTTTCAAACAAGTTAATATCCCACATAGCGTCTTTAGCTTGATACTCAAGCGCATCACGCTCTGCATCCATCCTTAAAGAATAATATAATTTAAAGAGTTCACCATAGACTCGAATAACAGCTTCATTCCAATCTACATGCTTATTCCAGATTTGTACCGAGACATCTAACACATGAAGACGTATTTGAGCTTGGAATTTGTTAATAGCTTTCAAATATCCATCTTCGAGAATATTAGCTCTTCCAATAATAAAGGCAGATGATTGTACTGCATTAATATCTCTCATCCCTGCATCGAATCTTGGAAAGACAGCTGAGTCAAGTTCATCAAGTAAAACAGCTGACTGCGCTGCTACTGCATTAGCTATCTCACCTCCATCAAGTACATCGTCATAAGTCTGACTCCACAAATCATGTAGATCTAGACCAGCCATGAACTTTCCAAACATATCCCAAAGTGAGGGAAAGTCACCTATTGAATAGCCATCAGAAAAGAATGCATCGCTTAAATCTATTGATTCATAATCTGCATAAGGTGAAGCTCCAAGAGTTACATTAAAGATATCTATGAAGCTTGAAGTTGGACTATCAGCTCCAGCATGGTTTAGGATACTACTATGTGCACTTTCTAAATAAGGTGCATAACGCACAGTGGTATCTCCACCACCATCATCGTCTTTTCCACCACTCATAGTTCCCCCTATAAAATCTTTCTACATATAGTTTTATGTTTTTCAAATCCTAATGATTCAAGGATTTGTCCTATTCTTTTATTTGAATACTCAGCCACTATAACATTACAGTCATTCGCTTTTGCAAACTTTCTTATTCCTTCATATAACTCATCCATTAAATCTTGAGATATTAATCTAAAACCATAGAGTGTGTCTACTAATAAAGCTTTAACACCATAGTTTTTTTCATCTGATATTTTGGTAGTAGCAATATACTGAAGTCTCCTATTTCCTTCATCGTCAAACTTATACCCAAACCAGCACTGAGCTAGTCCAGAAAGATGATGTTCAAAGGATCTATTTGTAAAATCTTGTTGAAAATCTTTTGGTATTTTATAAGCACTAATCATTGACTGCTTTATAAGACTCCAAAAAATCGCTGTCTGTTCAGGCTGTAATTTAATAAGCATCTAAAGGCCCTTTCGGATCACGAGTGAAACGCTGATCTATAAATTTAAGTTGAATGGCTATCTTAGACAAATCAAAAGGTTCATAGTCTTCACTCTTTAACCTAATTCTAAATTCAACAGCTGCTACCCTTATAGAAGCAACTCCCTCTTTATTCAACTGAGTCCATGGAGAAGTTTTAAATTCCTGTCTTCTATCATATCTGTAATCAATAGCTGCCCAGAGCTGAAGTGGAGATGTACAATCAAAGTGAACTGATTCTATTGACTTAAGCCCGCTGTGTTTGAAGTCTAAAACATCAGTGCAGATGGCAACTGGATTATGTTCAGATTCAGATGGAGCTACTAATTTCAAATCACTGTAGACTCTATAAAGTCCATTAACTAATGCATATCCACCAGTTAAAATGCTCTCATTGAATATATACCCTGTCGATGCATCACTGATGTAGAGTCTTTGCTCTGCCTCATCCCAAGACATAGTTGGATTTGTTAGTGGGAGTAGAAACTCTTCATATCCAAACTTTTCAAGCCCTTGAGTTGAAAATTTACAAAGGCATCCAAGGATGTCTACAAAGTAATGAACATTCTTATCTCCACACACAGCTGTTTTATTCTTAATTCCTACTCTCGATACATCTTTAAATCCAAATGTAGCGGCTGGGCTGTCTGTAGGAAATGCAACAGTTATTCCACCACTCCCGTAGATAGCTACATTTTTATCTATTTGTAGTGTCTGATAAACAAATCCAGGCCAAGCCATTGGTCTACGACCTGCCTCGTTTAATCTATCAAGTATCATATCTACATCACCAATCTTACTCCATGCTACCCAGTTTGCCTTTTCCCTATTAACTATGCAACTGCCATTAATAGACATTTCAAGAGTTAATTCATCTGCATCAACAAATGCTGCAGACGGAACTTCTCCAGATATAGATATCTCCATCACAAGTTCAAGATCATCCATTTCGTAAAAGTCTTCAAGAACATTTCCAGAGATAGATATCTCTAATATCGGAATTCCTGCATAGTTGTTAGCCTCACAATTAAAAGTTACATCATTATCATGGTCATAGATTGGAGGAGTAGTAGGTACCTCAGTTGTTAACATAGTTGTAGGAACAACTGTAGTCGGTAATACTGTTGTAACAGGAGGTGGAGACGTAGGTGGAATTGGTGAAGTAGGAGCTACAGTAGTTGGAGGAGCACCTGTCGTTATTGTAGTAGTAGGAACAGCTGTAGTGGGTGGAACAGTAGTGGGTGGTGCTGTAGTCGGAGTCATGTCTTCAAGAATAAGTTGATCAATTCTTAAATAATGTCCTACAATTCCATAAGTTTCATGAACTATTTTTATCTTAGCCTGTCCACCACTAGACCAATTAGCTGTGTCTAAAGTAGCCCATTCATAAGTCTGATCAGATGATTCGTTAGGTATAGTTCCAAGCTCTGACCAATAACTAAAATGATAGTTCCATGCATAAGCTTTGACTATATGAATACTGCTGCCTTCATAATAGCCAACCATCTTCGGTCTGAAGTGGGATACAGTCCCAGGAATGGATTCAAAAACGAACTCATAGTCAAAGCCTGGCTCTGCAGCTTCTTCATTTAAACCTAACTTATTCCCATCATCAGTTGTAGTCCTAGCTATTGTTCCCCAAGCTATACTACCAGTATTTATAGTGAGACTATCTACATCATACCAGGCCATTAGTTATCTCCTAAGCACTTGCCAAAGCAACAGTAATGTTAGCTATTGTCAACGTTCCACCATTGTAAGCTGTTTTGAGCATACCAAAGTCAATGTAGCCAACTACTGGATCATTTACTAATGTATCATCAAGGATAATAGCACCCGCTGCAGAGATATTTCCTCCAGCAGCTGTCCATACTTCATTATCCCAAGTTACTAAAGTAGCATTTAAAACATCGCTTCTTGTAGTAGCTACACCAGCAAGTGTCTCACCACCAGCTGTATAGCCATTAGCAGTTGGCAACTCATTGCCTGATACATCAACATACTCATCATGAGTAGCTCTGTTAAACGTAAAGCCTTCTTCCATGAGAATAATTTGAAAAGCATCATTGTCAAAGTCTGGTGCACCAGCCGACATTAACTCAGTCCAATTATTAGAAATTTGTGAAGCCATTTAGAACTCCTTTATAAGTTTGTTCGATTTTTGTACATACTAAAATTCCATAGGCCAAACTTGTGGTTCTGCGTTTCTCCCTCCTTCTGTATTTACAGGGATAAGTATTTCATCATAAGGAGTATCACTTAAAAGCTCAAGATTAGTATTCCAGGCAGCTCCCCAATTTCTACTTGCTATACCTGTTCCTTCAGTTCCAGTTCTCCCTGCTACTTCATATCTAAACATCATTATTTTCCCTGTTAATTTATTCATAGCTGAACATGCAGTACCAAACCATGGATAACTTAATAAATATCCTGTCCCAGCATAATATTTTACATCAATTCTATCATGAAGAGTCATTGTAAACCTTATTATCTTCGATATATAGGTGACATCAGAAGTTGTCCCGTTTATATGAAGACAAAAAACATATCCATCTTTAACATTAAGAATATTACGATTGTATGGAGCTAACCCAGAATTTCCAGTATTTAATATAAATCCAGGATTTCTTCTTCTAAGATACCCTGACGTAGTATAATAAATTCTATCAAAATATATTTCATCTTCATAGAAACGTACTATATTTTGAAACTGTGGAGTTCCAGCTCCAAAGCTCTTCCAAGTAACTTCATTAAGTATGTTAAAGTCTAAATCTCCTTCCTCATGATTAGCAAAAGCATTGCATAAAGGTACACCACCACAGCTTCTAACATATGACCAGTATAGTCTTGAATTATCCTTGTCTACATCCAAAGAACGGATTGGCTCCATAGCATCTAAAGTATTAAAATTGTGTACTTCTATCAATGAATGATCAGAGTTTTTTATCTTAATTATCTGACCAGATAATTTATCAGTTGACCAAAACGTATAATAGTCATCAGTACAACCGTCAGTTATATTTGCAGATATATCAATAATACTTCTAAAGATAGTAGTATCAACTACTGACATTGTATCTTCTGAGATATTAACTTCTACTAACTTCAAATCTCCTTCATTATCTCCTGATCCTTCAAATAGATACCAAAGTATATTACCATTTTTAGACATACAACAGCCGCCCCTTTGTGTACCATTATAGTGTCTACTTGGATAATCTCTTGCATATCCAAGTATCCAATCCCCACTGTTCACACCTAAATATTCAACTAATGGACACCCATCTTGGGAAGTATCTATTTTTACTGTGGCTTTAAGAGTTACATCATAAAGATAAATATAAGGTTTTCCAGGCTGATCTTTAGCAGCTATCCAACGACCTCCTGTATATGGTGCGTAAGCTGGAAGCCTACCTTTATGCCAATGACCACATGGGATGTGAAAAGTTGTATCTAAATTAAGTTCAACAGCTTCACAAAACTCCTGTACATCAGGCTGTGAAGACCATCTTGGATTATTTAGGTATCCCCATTTATTAACTTGTTCAACAAAGTCCCAAGATCCTTGACCTTTATATGCTTTCCAATCAGCCATTATTCACCTAACCATCCAGCTCCTATACTAACTCCAGGACCACCAACGAATAACTGTCCATTTATATCACAGTTGCATAGACATATAATTATCTCATCTGGGATATAATCTTCCCAACAACCAGAGTCAGGATCAAGTGTTACCCACTCAGCTCCATTTGTTAGTAATAAAAAGTCATGGAATTCAGCTACAGTCCAAGTTGAGCCTTCAGCTGCAGTATATACTAATGTAAAAGCTGCACCATCAAAAGTGTAGATCTTCGTAGGTGTACAAACCAAAGTCCAACTAGTAAGTTGAAATATCTGAGGGAAGGGAAAAGTGCAAGCATCAATAGTTGAAACATCAAGGAATTCAAGTTCTTCAAGGCTATGTAGTTCACCAGCTTTCTGAATCACACCTTGAGCTTCTATCAAAGCTCCTTTGTTCTTAGGATTATGATCTGACTTTCTAAGCCCTACCTTAAGCCCTTCCTCAAACATTATAGTATATTCTCTCATAAGTCCCTCAAGAGTTCATCGACTTTTTTGATGTCCCTTCGTTTGAGCTTTAAGGGGTTTTTCATCAAAGGAATTATTTTATTAGCTTTCTCTGCAGCTTTGTCAAGAATATCTTCGTATGACATTCCAGGATTTTCACTTTCAACCTTTTCAATCACACGTTCTAGTAATTCCTTTTTATCTTTCAAGTTCTTATTTTTATCGTAGAATTTAGTAGTTAGATCCCTAACATACCCAGCTTGTTTAGATAAATGAATTACTACAAAAGGTAGAATCTTAAGAGATTCCTCAACAGAAAGTTTTACTAACTTTTCTAGGAAACTACAGAAGTCTTCATAAGAAAGATTCTTAGCATTTTTATATTCACGCTTTGTTACCACACTCTCAATATCCATGTTAGGCTCCAAACTTGTTTCTACGTGATGTTAGAAAAGAACCATCAGCTGCCGAATGATGAGGGCCTTGGTTCTTCTTTTTTGGTTTTGGTACTGGAGTAGTTGGGGCCTTAGGTTTAGGTTCCAAAGCGTCCATGATATTTTTATAAGCTTTACTACGTTTTTTGATTTTCTTGGTTGCCCAAGGTAATAGTCCACCAGCCATTTTAGTGCCTCCTATAAGAACTTATTTCTTAGTTTTGCTAAAAAGCTGCCATCTTCAGCAGAGTGATGCTTGTTTGCCATGATAGCACGATGCTGTGCTAATGCCTTTTTCTTTGTCTTGAACTTACTTATTATCTGTCCTTTCTTCTTTCCATGGCAGTGTACTGTAGCATAACCATTAGTTTTTTTAATAGTCATTTAGCCTCCAGTGTGTCCAAAAATTGGACAAACTAACCTTCCATTTGATCTGCTTCAGCAATGAGTTCTTCAACAAGATCCATGCCGATCTGTTTCATCTCCACGGCAATAGAGTTTTCCCAATCTCTAACGCCTTGAGTACTTCTATTTATCACCTCAACCTGACGCATAGTAGCCATATAGAGAAGAAGTGGATGCTCGTCAGACCAGTAGTTTGAATCGGTGTCCTCAGTCATCTGAGAAGAATAGAATAAGCCATGTAGTATAAGGGTAATATCTTTATCTGTAGGAACGTTAATAAGTAAGGCATTATACTCATTCCCTCCAACCTCTACATAACCCATGAATTCTTCAAAGCTGCTTAATGTAACAGCTGGAAGTCCCATTCTTGTTACACAAGGTGAATAATATGAAGGAATACCATCATTCATCTCAGCTGGAAGCGTTGTTAAGTAACCTTCCATTAGATCTTGGAGATCTTTTTTAACTAGCTGCCAACGGCCCTCAGATACACTAGCAGCCCAGACTTCCTTTAACGCTCTACAGTAAGGAAAAGTTACATAGATATCCCCAGTAGTCATACGGCAGAACTTTGTTGCCCAAGACTTCTGTGTCTCATCAAGGCGATCTAGGAATCTCTGTCCTGCAGAAATGAAGTTATCTATCCCTGCATTTGAATAATCTTCATTTACAAGATCAAAGCGACCAGATAGATCTCTAAACATTTTTCTGAAGTCTCTTAAGTTCATTCTTTGTCCTTTTTTACTGCTCAATATGTAAGTTGTTTATATCTTCTTTAAATGGAAAAGTTTTAAAACCAAAAGTTATTTTGTCTCTACAATATTCAGGTTCATCAGACCAAGCTATGTCACTATATAGTCTTACATCATCTACTGTATTAACAGCTCTTACACCAAATAGGTAATAATGTATAGTGTCAGGAACTATAAAGGTTACTTGGTTTTCCGTTACAGTCATAAATACTGTAGGCTTGTTTTTAGGATTAACTTTTTGTGCGTCTACAAGAAATACTTCATATTCTAAAGTACCTTCTGTAATTGTAGTAGCATCCCATGCAACTGTTGGATTATCTAAATCATGCCAAGTTATAGCTGCATAAACTATTATTGGAATAGTTAGTAAGATAAATAAAGCTATAATAAATCTTTTCATAAATCACCTTTTTAAACTGGAGGGAGAGCCACATCCGTCTCCCTCCAGTAGTGGTCTAGGAGGAGGTTAGCTTACAAGCCGTTATCTAGACCTACTCCGTTTAAGACAGCACATTTCTGTGGCAGTCCAAATTCAAGTCCACATTCAGTGAGGAACTCCTCGTTAGTTCCATCCAGACGACGATTACCATAGCCCTCAGGATGAGTTTTAGCTGTAGATTCACCATAGAAAGCTGTATCATCTACATAACGATAAGTCATTTCCTTAGGTTCAAGAAGCACAGCCATGTTACGAGTAGTTGCATCATAACTGAACAGTGGATGAGTTTTCATATAAATAGAGCCAAAAGGAGTTACCCAACGAGTAATCTCCATGCCAAAGACTTTCTGCGCAGGCTGTAGATTAATCTGCCCATGGACCTGTGCAAGAGCATCGATTCCGAGTAGGAAGCCAGAACCACAGAGACAGAGTTTCTCGTTAGCTCCATAGCGAAAGATTTGCTCAAGCATAGCCTTCAGCCAGACAATTCCACCAGCTATATTTGTCCAGGCAATGCCTGCATAAGCTGGATTAAGTGTATAATCATCACAATTAGCCGCAGCAAACTGACGGATGAAGTTAATCGCACCCATAGTAGTTCGTTCAGGTTTCCCATTGTCTCCAATGTTTTCAGTTCGAATACCCCAGAGGTATGCAAGTTCCATTTCCCACGAGTGCATTTCTAGAGCTTCAGACTTCATCTTCTGATACTGATCTCCAGTTCGAAGACGAGTTTTACGGGCAGTTCGAGTAATGCTAAGCGGAGTACGGAAGATCTGGGTATAGTTATACACCTTCTCCGGATTAAGTGCAATAGCATCAGGCATCTCGCCACCCTCAGGATTGATATTACCGATGATCTTGAAGGTGTCACAGTCTGTAAGATCATTGGCAGGTGCATTGTCATCAGCTTCAAGTAAACGCACAGAGAGAACCGAATTAATGGCACCTCTAGTGACATCAACAATCTTTCCAACAACATCGACTCGATAATCAGATGCATCACGAAGAAGTATCTGATGCCCAGCACGACAGCGGTTAGCGAGAAGTGTAGTGATTTGGACGTAGACTATGTCTCCAGCCACTCCACCGCCAGCGTAAGCAACACTAAGATCACCGATAGTATAGACACCAGCTACATCACCACCGACAGCTGTCTGTTCCTGAGTCCACCAATGAAACTGTGGATCGTCGACACTTTCATTTCCGATTATGGAAAGAATAGCAGTCAAAGGAGCCATTCCATTAGGGTAAAGATACATTATTTGTTGTCTCCAGTTCATGGGTCTTTGACCTGCAACCCAGTCACTGTTTCCTCTCATTCCAAGAAACATAATTAATACCTCCGTTTATGTTTAAGTTCGCACGAAATTCGGACAAACTTTAGTTTAAATTGCTGTTGTCGGAGCTACAGTAGTAGCAGCTACAGTTGTTGGTGCTGCAGTAGTACTAACAGGCTCAGTAGTCTGAGACCTTGTTGTAGGTACAGCAGTAGTAGGTGCTTCGGTAGTACCTGGAGGAAATGTAGTATCAGCCTGAGGCCATCCACCGGAGCACCAAGACCACCACAAAAGCCCATCACTGTAAAACATACACCTGTCACATTTGCCATCGAGGACTATGTCATTTGCCCAGCATTCAGAATCGTCCCTGTCTTGAATTGTAATAGTGTTGACAGGGTCAGCATTTCGACAGACAATTCCGTAGAATCTGCCTTTACATTCAGCTACACGGGGTAGCGTTATCGTAATAGGCCCACTGACCGGATCTGCACTAGGTCTAACAGTATAGTCGTAGTTAGCCATTTCGTAGTCAGCGTTAGGATTGACATACTTATCGACTATCTCCCTATAATGTTGTTCATTGTTTTGCTCAAGTCCCATAGTATTATTTACCTCCCATGAATTTATTCATCTCGTCAATCTGAGATTGAACGGGATCTAGTTTAGGTTTATCTTTTTCCTTCCCAGGCTTCGCTTTCTTCTTTGGAAGCTTAGGAGGATTACCTCTGTCGACAGTCTTTTTTTGTATTTCTGGTAGTTTAAATTTAGAACGAACTGCCAGTGCTACATCACTGATTATCTCATCAAAGTCTTTATCAGGATTTTCTGATGTCTGCTTCTTGAATTCCTCACCTACATCTTTACGATAAGGGGTAAGGTCTTCATTGTCTTCGTAAAATTTATCAGCTGCTTTCTGTAAATTAACCACAGCTGAGATTAAGTTAGGGAACTTCTTCATTACATCTCCACTCAGCATCCCTCGAGATTCAGTGACTCCTTTTTGGTAGACAGTGTTTAGAAGTTTGTTGACTTTGTCCTTGTCTTCGGTTAAGTCTTCCAAATCCAGATCTCCGACAAAATCTTGGTCTTCAAATGTTATAGGTGGATCAGTTGAAGGTGACTGAGTTTTAGGTGCTTTGTCTTTCTTAGCAAGCTCAGCTCTGAGATCTTCAATAGTTTTGTCCCTGTCATCTGGAGCTTTAGTTGTCGGTGGATCTGTTTTTAGCTCCTCAGGAGGATCAGTAGATGGAGGATCAGTTTTTAGATCTTCTTCAACTGGTGGATCTGTTATTAGATCATCAGCTGGAGGATCAGTTGAAGGTGGGTCTGTTTTATCATCCAACTTATCAGAAAAACTAAAATTTTTGTTCATCTCATCTATATCCTTCTGGATATGTTTTAAGTGTTCGTTCATTAGCTAACCTCCGATTCTTTGTTTTCTTTATCCTCTTCAAGGATACTTAAGAAGACATCCAAGATGCTGAGAAAATAGTCTACTGCTCTCTGTCTACCATTTAAGTCCCCCATGTGGAGAAGGACTGAAGCAGTTGAAGGGTTTTCTTTAGCAGCATCATCTACGATACCAAGCATTTCAATGTTAAAGCCTTTTTTCCATCCTCTAAGTTCCTTAACGATGTCGTTCCAGAGAATTGATTTCTTGAATTCAAGGATTGATTCTCTAGAAGCATTTACTTTTACTTGTTTCATTTAAGCTCCTATTGGTACTAAGTTTCCTTTCTGTGCTTCGTTTGCTACTGTCTCATCAGGCATTACAGTTGGCTGAATTTGACCTACGTTGCGTTTAAACTCTTCAATGTTTTTAGCTCCAAGTTGATAAGCTATGAAAGTGAATATTTTAGTTATGTCAAACTGTTGCATAAGTTCTGGTGATGTACCTACTATTTTAAACATCTGAATCCAAGCGTCTGAGAAATTCCCACCAGGGATTGAGCCGTCTCGGACGATTAAGTCATAGTTAACTGCAAGGTCATAAGGTGTTACTTTCTTTGTTTTTGCGTTAGTTCCAAAGACAGATCCTAGATGTTCAGCATAACGACCTACTATGCGGACAAAAGAATCTTGACTCTGATATTGCTGAGTATGTACAGCAAACATAGTTCCGATATCTTGGAAAGCTTGAACTCCAATGAGCATGGCAATTCGCTGGAGCCGTGAAATAGCAGAGCCACGTGTACCTTGGAATTCGGAGCTAGTTAATCGCTCAGGACCAGACATACGTATTGCACCTTGCATAGATTGATCTGCACCACTTATCCTATCCATCCATTGAGTTATGTAAGCAGAGTCGGATATGTTAGCTCGAGTTATGTCTTGGACTACAAGCTGTTGGACTACTTTATCAACTCCACGTCCCCATGCAGGACGACGTAGACGGATTAGTTTTCCAGGTTGTGGGTCTTTTAAGTCATTAATATTGACGAGGTAGGGGTCAACAACTAACATATCATTGATTGCTTTTCTAACATTTGAGATATGAGAGTTGAATAGAAAATCAAGTGTATGTTGTAGACCGTAAAGAACCTCCATACGACCTATTGGAGTTATTGAGTAGCCGTCGAATTCTGGAGAAGCTACAGTTATAGGATACATTCCGTGGTTGTGGTCTGCTCTTTCACATGCTATGATTACATCGTCTGAAGCGAGTTCAAAGTACCAAATTTCAGGGTATTCGTTGTTAGACAGTTTCCAGTCTTTTGGAATAAGATTTACATACATCTTTATTACATCTGCTGGATTTACAGTCTGAGTCATTGACCTATTTATTTCTGTAGAACCTCCATGTCGTTTTTGGCGATCGCTTTGGTCAAGAGCAAGAGTCGAGCGTTTGTCTTTTCTGTGTTTTAAGTATTTTACGTTGAAAAGCCCAGAGTCAGGCTGGCTTTCTTCAGAGAGAAGATTCATGTAGTTATCACGATCTACCCAGCCATTGAATTCTCCAGATTGAATATCGGAGCTAGCAGCAGACGGATCAGGGAGCCACATGTAAGGATCGATGTTAGATAAGTTATTTCCCTCGAATAATAGAGTATCTATCATCGTTACTTGACTGTCAGTTTTGATTCCTAGAGGAGACTCCGTGGAGATAGATGAACGCACAGGCTTGCGACCATAGAGACGTTTCCATCCAGGGATTACAACTCCGACTCCGTAACAGAGACTATCACGTAGCATGGTGTGAATATTTAAAGATACTTTATTCTTGATGCAGTGTAGTCTTATTACAAGCTCAAGAAGCATTGCACCTACTGTATCATCGTCTTCTATACCTTCATATTGGAAGATAGGGTCTTGAAAGAAAGCCATTGTTAAGTAGGTTAGTAAAGCCTCAAGCATTGAATAAGTGTATGGAAAGACTATTGAAACAGGCTTGTTTGCATCCTTTGCTTTCAAGTTTTCTTCTATGTCTTTTAGAGAGATGTAAGTAGTGAGTTTTTTGTCTATCTCACGCCAGAAAGGGAAGCGTTTCTGTATCTCCATACGAGATTCATTAGCTCGTTGCCAGATCCGCGAACGTAGTTTATTATGGAAATCTGAACCAGGCTTTAGATCAAGACCGTAAGGATAGTCATAATCATGATTGACTTTTTCATAAATATCTTCTTTCCAAGAAGAAGGTTCTCCACGTACTATGTAAGGCATTTGTTAGCCTCCTGAGATGTAACTTTTTATTAATGTCATTAGTCTATCAGCGATTGCAAGACCTATTGTGCCTGCACCTAAGCCAGCTCCAGCGCCTACCCCGACATCTATTTTACGGTTCCTGCGAGGTAGTTTAGTGGTTTTCTCTAGTATATCATAATATTCTTCGAACTGTTTTTCGAACTTATTAACGTTCTCAGAGCAGTCAGTTTTTTGTGTAACTAGTACTTCATAAATGAAGTCTAGCTTTTTATTTACATCAGTTATTGATTTAAACTGTTCACGTGAAACTTCTATTTTTAATCCATTAGTCATTTTTAACTCCAGTCCGTCCAAAATTTGCACATACTTATGGAGCAGTTGTTGGTACAGCTGTTGTAGGTGCAACAGTTGTACAATACATAGCCAGCGGATCATAAACTTCAAAGCTACACCAACGTCCAGTTAAGCGTACTCCAGCATCAAGTGCCACACCTTGAATTAGCCATTCACCTTCTTGATCAAGATCCCCTATTGCAGGATCATAGTACATACATTCATCGTCTGTAGGACAAAGTGTAGCATCCCAACATCCAGTTGTTCCATCAGGCTTTTTATATCTAATTTGTAATGTAGCATAGCCTGATATGTCTATATTAGCATCAACTGTTAATCTCGGTGTGTCATTAACAAAGGTGTCCATAACATATCATTTCCCTAGTTATTGGTGAATAGCAAGTTATTTCATCTGTCATTGGAGAATAACAGGTCTTTATACATATTTCTATGGCTCCAGTAGTTGGAACTACTGTTGTCCCAAATAAAGTAGTTGGTGCCAAAGTCGTTGCTGCAATAGTTGTTGGTGCACTTGTTGTCGGTACTGATGTAGTTGGAGCAACTGACGTTGGCGCTAAACTTGTAGGTACTTGCGTAGTAGGAACCTGAGTTGTAGGTGCAGAGGTTGTTGGTGCAATAGTGGTAGGGATAGTAGTTGTTGGCTGTACTGTGGTTGGAGCGAGTGTAGTCGGTGCAACAGTTGTTGGTATTGCAGTAGTAGGAGGAGCAGTGGTAGGTACTATTGTAGTAGGAGCTTTAGTTGTAGGAGCCACTGTGGTTGGTTGAGCAGTAGTTGGTGCCGCTGTAGTTGGTACAGATGTCGTAGGTACTTCTGTAGTCGGAGCTAGAGTAGTTGCAGCAGCTGTAGTCGGTGCCTGAGTTGTAGGGGCTAAGCTTGTAGGCACTATTGTTGTAGGGACTAGTGTAGTAGGTGCTAAAGTAGTTGGTACAGGAGTTGTCACAACCCCAGTTGTAGGAGCTAAAGATGTAGGAGTAGGAGTTGTAGCAGGAGCTAAGGTTGTAGGATAAAGAGTTGTATAACTTAGTGTTGTTGGCGCAGTTGTTGTAGCCGGAGCTAAAGTCGTTGCAGCTAAGGTTGTTGGCGCTAAGGTTGTAGGTATTACAGTCGTTGGAGGTACAGTTGTACAGCCTGTGATTTCCCAAGGTAATTTAGCAGTACCTCCATAAGTTGCTGACGCAAAGTAATCTACATAATCCCAGTCACTACGTAAGGTAAGAACACCAGCCCAGCCACCACCTGTTACATCAGAATCAGTAGCTTCAGAATCCCAAGCTCCAGGCTCTGAATCTCCTTCTACCCATGTTTTAAGTTTTACAGAATCGCCAATAACTCGAAGACGCATCCAGTACCATGTGTCGTCTGCTAAAGCCATAGCATGTGAGTCTAAGGTTGTAGCTACACCATTTACGTATTTCTTCAGATACACCATATTTGTATCATCTTGAAAATATGCTATGTAGCCTTCCTCAGATGTATCATCTCCGCTGCCTCTCACAACAACTCCCATAATACCACCAAATATAGGATCAGCAGCCCATCTACATAATGCAAGAACTTCAATAGCTTCTGAGCCATCCAGATCATCCCATGAGAGTAGGTATCTATTAGCAACACTATGGTCTATATCGAGAAGAGCAGCACCATATAAAGAAGTTACAGATGGATCATTTACCTGAGCCGCTGCTGATGTAGTATGCCAACGCTCTGTCCAATCAGCTGGTTGAGCACCACCTGCATATTCACTAAAACAAGTTTCGTAGTAGTCAGGCGCTGGTGTGGTTGGGGCTAGTGTAGTTGCAGCCAAAGTTGTCGGAGCAACAGTGGTTGGTGCTAGACTCGTAGGTGCTACAGTGGTAGGTGCAGCTGTTGTCGGAGGTTTAGTCGTAGGAGCAATGGTAGTCGGAGCTAAAGTCGTGGGAGCTAAACTTGTTGGTGCTGCTGTAGTAGGAGGTGAAGTAGTAGCTATATGTTCAGTTGTTGGGGCTATAGTTGTATATACTGGAGTTGTAGGAGCCGCTGTAGTTGCTACATGGGCAGTAGTTGGAGCAACTGTAGTAGGGGCCAGACTAGTAGGCGCTGCTGTCGTGGGTGCTAGAGATGTAGGAGCAGCCGTTGTAGGAGCAACTGTGGTAGGTGCTAGTGTTGTTGGAGCAAGTGTTGTTGGCTGTAATGTAGTCGGAGCCAAAGTTGTTGGGGCTAATGTCGTGGGGGCAAGAGTAGTAGGAGCTAAGGTTGTAGGAGCTACAGTTGTCGGTGCACTAGTCGTAGGTGCAGCTGTAGTTGGTGCAGCAGTGGTTGGAGCCAGAGTTGTAGGTGCAAGACTTGTTGGCGCTGTCGTGGTAGGAGCAGTAGTTGTAGGAGCTGACGTTGTGGGAGCTGCCGTCGTAAGCGCTTTAGTAGTAGGTGCAAGAGTTGTTGGCTGTAGTGTGGTAGGGGCTAAAGTCGTAGGTGCTAAGGTAGTAGGCACTAACGTGGTTGGAGCGAGAGTAGTTGGCGCTACAGTGGTAGGTGCACTTGTAGTTGGGGCTAGAGTTGTAGGAGCTGCTGTTGTTGGTTCCTCAGTAGTCGGAGCTAAAGTGGTTGGAGCAATGGTAGTTGGAGCTAAAGTCGTGGGTGCCAAAGTCGTGGGTGCGACTGTGGTAGGTACGACTGTGGTAGGAGCCAGTGTCGTTGGAGCAAGGGTTGTAGGCGCCAAAGTAGTCGGAGCAGTTGTAGTAGAAGCTGCAGTGGTAGGCGCTGATGTTGTTGGGGCAACAGTGGTTGGAGCAGCAGTTGTCACCGCCGCCTCGTACAAAACGCTAGAAAGTGCCTTATAATTGGTTTCTTCTGCCCATGTGACGCCATCGGCACTAACCATTATCCGTTCTGTAGTAGCGTCATCATCATCCCACACCTCACTATAATCAGTGCCTTCTTCAATGCTGGTGATAAAAACTATCCAATACGTTGACCCATGTGTAATTTGTGCCGACAGGTTTACAGAAAATTCTTCCCAATCCTCATTGCCAACAGTAGGAAATCCAGA